CCATAACTATTCATTACTTGGAGCACTTGAGATTTTCCAATCACGAGATTTCCAAAGTTAATTGTCTCTGGTCGAGATAGAGCTTGTGCTTGTTTTAATTCGAATTGCGAATTAGGAAAAACTCCACCTCCTCCTCTTTTAGCGTTTGCTAAAATAGTCTCCCCCCACGCTTCGGGGTTGGTTTGGGCTAACTGATTAAGGACTTTTACCTTATCACCAACTTCAATACCGGCTTCTTCTGCGTGTTCAATATTATACAACTGACGCATCGATCTTATGGAAAGCGGATTATCTGGGCTAAGCTTAATCATTGCATCTTTGAGGAGTTTATAGCGCGCTTTACGAACGAGGTCGAGATCTGATTCTGGCGATATTTGTGCATTTTCTGGCGCTGAAATACCAGCCACGCTTAAAAACTTTTCAAAGGCGGCGCGCCCAGCCTCGTCGGCCATTAAATCCAAATTTGTGCCGCCAAACTTTGAATGCCGCAGCGAACCTAGTCCGCTATTGCCAGTAAACTCGGCAGCATCTTCTATGGGGGATAACCTGTTTCTTGCGTTTTCAACAGAGTGTCCCATCATGGGCATTAAACTAATAATTGTTTCCTTGAACTTATCAGCGTGTTGTCTCAATTTCTCTACCCTCGGATCTTCTGCTTCGGTTACTGGCTGAGGCGCGGAGACATTAATCTCATCAAGATCAATATATTCTCCAAGCCAATCAAAATAATTTAAACGATCAATTGTAAACTCATAAAATCCTAACTTTTCATCATCATATTTGATCGCAACAATGTATCGAATGCCATGCTGCACCCCAAGTGGGTGATTTGCCAAAAATTTCGTTATGTTATATAGGCTTCCACCAATTGGAGTTTTAGGATTAAGAAGTTTAAGGCTGACAGGCTTTCCTTCGTTGTCGTTGTAGTCGTGAATAGGAAGGCTTCCTTTTGTTTCTTCGCCTCCGCGTCCAGATACTTGGGCGCCCCCTAACAACCCTGCAAGAAATGCCTCAAAGATAAAACCGGCACCCGCATCGGTGAAATCTTGAACAACCACAGATAACAAGCGTAAAAAAGTCAAATTACGAAGTACTTCTGCCGCAGACTCCACCTCTGGCGCGGTAGAACTAACAAATTCATTCACACTATCTATTTTTTCCTGTAGCCCTTCGCCTGGTGCAATTCCGCTCATCAAAGTTGTAAATGTAGACCGGACCTCTCCTTTGTTCGCAATATCAGCATCATCTGGGCGCCCAATCATTTCGCTGAATTCAAACTGAGGAAGAAATTTGTATAACTCCTCCATTGAACGTTCCTCTTTCGCTTCTCCGATCACTTCAGATCCAATGGTATCATAAACCCTCTCCACCATTTCTAATAGCGAAGAAAGATCAACAGTGTTTTTCTTTTCTTTTGCTTTGCCATATTCTACCTCTAAAATATCACTTAACCCATCAGACATCTCTATTCTCCTTATATAATTTCATCTGCAATCCCATACTCAACTGCTTGCTCTGGTGATAAATAGATATTAACTTTACGTTCCAACATTTTTTTGAGTTGAGATTTGGTCATTTTTGTTTCTTCTACTAAACGATTTATATACATTTGTTGTAAGTCTTGAATAGCTTCCATCTCATTTATGAGATTATGTAGCGAGCCATGATTGCCAGCCACTACAGAGTGAAGCATTATTCTACAATTTCTTCCTACCTTTCTTTTGCCGGGGGTGCCTCCTGCCAACAGCAGAACGCCGGCCGACATCACCTTGCCCACGCCAATGGTACTAATGTCGGTGGTTTGCTGAATTTGTTTCATCATATCATAAAGCGCAAACATGTCATCTGCGTTTCCCCCGTAGGTAGAAATATAAAACTGAATTTCTCTCTCTTGTTCATCGTCAGGAAGCAGCTTATTCTGCTCATTCATATACAAAAGACCAAGGATCACTTCCGCTACCTTCTCTTCTGTTACATCTGCAAATAGTCCTATTATCCGCATGTCCGGCTCGTTGTCACCATTAGAAGGGTGTTCAATAAGGAGAATTTTCTTTTCGTCGTCGCCTTCGAGCATTTTATTTACTTTCTCTTTAAGTCGCTTAATCATTCCACTCCTCCATAATAAGGTTTATAACCTCTTGTCTGTTCTTCTCTAAAAATTTCATGGCGCCGTTCCAGTCCTCAAATTGTACTAAATGATTAAAAAATCCGCCATGCGCAGCGATCATCTTCTTGATCGTTCTTGTTTTATATAAAGATACGTCGTCTTCAAACTGCAGCTTAAACGCTTTTACGTTTTGTTCACTGGCTTTGCTTTCGTTCATGATGTTTAAACGGTATTGTCGTGAGTATTGAAAATTTTCCAGACCCTTCACAGTAATATATAGGGCGATTAGTTGAGTGATGCGCATTAATTGCATGCTTTTTCGAGCGCTTCCTACAAAATAGAATGTTCTGCATGTAAGGTATCCAAATGCAAAAACCAACAAGTATAATAAGTATGTGTATTCCATGCAGCCTCTAAACAAATAACCACCGGAGAGGTCCAGTGGTTATTATATCTGTTCGTCAGGGGAAAGTCAAGTATTATTTGCGTGTAAGACGCTTAAAAACTCTTTCTGTAAGAGCATCTACCATATCGGCTTTTTTGTTTTCTTTCACGAGGCGCGCAGCAACCCGACGCGCTACTTCACGGACTACCTTGTTTTGGTTTTCCTGGTAACTGTCGCGGCCGCCGGGCATTTCCAGTTCTTCCTCTTCGGCGCCTACGTCCATGCCGCCTGGCTCGCCTAAGTCTTCTTCAGCCGATACGTCTAATGTTTCCTCACCTCCCTCGAGGTCTACCTCTTCTTCGCCTTCCAAATCGCCCATTTCAATACTAACCTCTTCTCCGGTTGCATCTTCAAGGGCGCCGGCAAATGCGGTCATAAAGTCATCGAGGGAAACTTGAAGACCTTCGCCTCCCATTTCCATGCCCATCTCATCCTCAACAGGCTCGTCCATGGATAGCTCGTCTTCGACGGGCGCTTCAGGCTCCATTTCGACTTCAGCGTCCATCTCTACTTCCTCGTCTCCAAGATCCATGGGCTGCTCTTGGAGGCTTATTCCCTCAATTCTGCTATCACCAATCACACCCATATTGGCTAATTTCATAAAACGACGAATCTCAGATTCAGTCAAAAGTTTCTTACGAGCCATCATAATTCTCCTTTAGATAAAAACTCACCTGTAATTAGTAGTGCCATTCCATAAATACCTTAAAAATTTAAACCATTCTGAATACAATGCTTTTTTAGTTTTTTCAAGGCTTCTGTTGCCGGGTAGCGTGTAGCCAAGGGAAAGACACTGTTGGCACCTCTTTATCTAAAAAGTTACATAGCGGTTTCCAACTATTATCGTTAAACGGCAACTTCAAAACCAACAACTTTTCAGGCTTAGCTTTAAAATAATCAATTACTTGTTGGTTGTGTGCTTCGTATCTCATAATGGATAACTTCCGATGTTCTTCGGTGAAGGCAGGAACATCAAAAAAAACTGCGGTGGCGGCTTTGTCACTCCTCGCGCCATCACCAGCGAAAAGGCGAAGAACAGAATCATACCACTCATTGGAATCTCGAACAGTTAATATATTTTTAGCATTTTTATATCTCTCATTAAATGGCACATACCACCCCGGAGACATGAATGGAATATCATCTATTGCGTTCCACCCCTTCGCATCAATCTTTTCAAAAACGTTTAGCACGAATTCCCGGGAAGGATGTTTTAATAGTTCGATAAGCGTCACCATGTCCTGGGGGGCGTCGGCTGGGGGCCGAAGTTCCACTATTCCATTATATGGTGGACTCCAGCCAACATCTGTGGCGGCGAGGTCGACGACCCAGCCATGCTGGGGGTTCATTAGCTCGCCGCAGCGTTGCGCCACCATGTCGCCAAGCCAGTACGAGGGGCCATGGTGCTCCGGCAAAATATACCACACAGGAGTGCCATCTGGATTATCACGCACAAAGGGCTTGTTTGTGGGAAGATACCCCAGTGTGCGAAGGGCTGCAGACATAGAACTAGTGCCATTTCTAATAAAAGATAATATTGCTATTCTTTCTTTTTCCATTTCTCTCTCCTTAAAAATTTAAACCATTCTGAATACAATGCTTTTTTAGTTTTTTCAAGGCTTCGGTTTCTATCTGTTTAATTCTCGCGAAGGAAACATGGAGCCGCTCAGCAACCTCTCTCAATGTTAGCCTTCCATTTTCATATACTGATATCAAAGAGCAATTCTGCTCTTCGGGATAATCAATCCATAAGCGGCATTCCTGTTGGGGGCACCGTATCTTATGTTCCATGCACAAACGAGAACACTCTAATAATCCATCTCGACGTTTCATAACTCTGGGAACTCCTCTTCCAACAAATCAAAAATGTTTTCTACTTCCCCTTCCGAAAGGGCGAAATCTCGCAATTTTTGGCGGCCCATTTTTTCTAGCTTTTCGGACTTTGCTCTCTTGACTTTAGATTTAGCCGCAATTTCATTAGTGTACTCTAAGATGCGTTGGTCGTCTTCGATAAGTCCCGTAATAATATGCCGAAAAAAAGCAGCTTGAGTGAGACGTAGATATTTAAGCTTCACTATGAGTTGCGCATGACGGTGATCATTTTCTGTGAACACAATACGCTTCGTAAGATTTCCGTAATCGACGTCGTTATCCATCACCACTTCCTACTCATAATGTGAGCGTGACTCTCGGACAGCCCAGACGCTGTTTGTTGTGTGAACTTAGCTCGAGCGTGTAGCTCTGTTAGATCATGCGCTCCGCTATATGAAAAGCCAGATCGAATTCCCCTTTCTAAGTCTTCCAGGATGTGTCCGACGGGACCGCGGTAAGGCACGCGGGCTGCTACCCCTTCGAAAGAGCTATAGCGCCCATGCCAGTCTACCTGTGCTTCTTTGCATGCCATCCCCCGAAAAGATTTCCACCGGTAGCCGTCTATGTCCTGTAGTATTTTTCCTGGCGTCTCATCGGTGCCAGAGAGGAGAGAACCGCACATTACAGCGTCTGCCCCAGCAGCGAGTGCCTTAACCATGTCGCCTGAATTTCGAATTCCGCCATCGGCTATAATCTTAATATCTCTATCGGTCGTGGCACAATTCACAATCGTTTGAAAGCCAGGGATCCCGTGTCCAGTTTGAATTCTGGTAGAACAAATTGATCCTCCTCCAATATTGCATCGCACGGAGTCTGCTCCCCAGTCAGCTAAATCATTAATTCCTTCTATGGTGGCCACATTGCCTGCCATAATATGCATGGTGTTTCCAAAAACATTCCGAAGTGTGTGTAGCGCAGTCTTCATTAAAACATGATGCCCGTGGGCAATATCAATGCAAATAATATTTACGCCAGCATCAGATAACGCGCATGCTCGTTCTTCAAAGTCTCCCATCGCCCCCACCGCTGCTCCTACAATAGCCTCCTGCGGTAGAGATTCAACGTGGTGACACTGATCCTCAATCGAAAGATATCGATGAATAATAGCAGTTCCCCCATGAGAAGCCATGGCTGCAGCCATAGAAGATTCAGAAATCGTATCCATAGGAGAAGCAATAATAGGCACCTCCAGCCACGTACCCTTTCCCAAATCAGATGAAATATCAATTTCTTGGCGCGATGCTATGTCTGAATATTGAGGAACGAGTAGCACATCGTCATACGATAAGTCTCGCTCCACTATTCTTCTTCCTGTTGCTGTTGTTTTTTCTTAATAGATTCTTTAAGCTTTGCCGAATCCATGCTCCTCCGATAAGTGGGAGACCTTTCCATCAAATCCTCATGAGCCACGGGAGGTTCCTCAGCAGGTGGAGACACAGGGGTGGGCGCCACTGGTTGTGGGGCGGCAAAACGCGGACCAAAGTACTGCTGGAGTGTTACCATAGTATTTTCGTTTTCTGCTAGTATCCGAGCATGCTTTTTAATTTCCTCTCCCCAATCCGTGTGGTCAGGAATAGTGGCGGGATCACTGAATAATAACTCTAGCGCAGCATACGCCTCAAGTGCTCTTCCTTTAAGCTGCAAGATAGTAGCTTCATATAAATGTTTTGACATATTATTTCTCCTTTTCAATAAATGATTTAATGTCGTCTGCGCGGTACCAAGTTTCTTTGTGAGGATGTGGCGGATCTGGCATAACTCGAATTTTGGGAACTCTTTTGCCGAACTTCATCACACAAATAGTTGGTATGCCGTGAAAACTTAATATTCGTTCAATGTCCGGGTAATCGGTCACATTAAAAGCGAAAAAATGCAAATCTTTGTATTCTTCTGCCATATTTTTATATGTCTCGTGCAAAGCGTGACAATAGTGACATGTATTAGAATAAAACTTTACTACAATAGTTGCAGCTTCCTTGTTGATCTTGCCTTGCAAGATCTGTTGAAGGGCGCGCTTCGAAAGACGCTCAACTGACATTCTTCTGTCCTTTAGTTCGCGAATTCCTACGAGTGGCGGCTTCTTTTTCTTCTATTGAAGCTTCCAATCGGGTGCGCTCTTTGGTGGCGCCCTCTCCCACCCCCAAGCGCTGGTCGAGCACCTGAAGCTGTTGCACATCGGTTCGACTGTCGCGACATGCCGACCTTTCTGCGGCTCCCTCTCGCAACTCTTCGCGGCGCTGATGACTTCTATTAATCTTTTTGGTGCTCATTTATTGCCTCCTGTACTTTATTAAGACACGCAGGACAAAACAATCTAATGGTTTTGTCTCTTATTACAACTTTCCACGAAAATGCCATAGATTTGTCCTTTTTGTCAAAGGGTATCTCACAGCTACTACACTCTTCAGGAATCTGATTAAAGAGAAAAATCTTATCAGAGAGTTCTATTTCTGCATCATCTATTCCCTTCTTCTTTAAGGCGCGCCGCTGTTCGCGATTCATTACATTACTCCAATACGCGGAAAATCTAAGTAAGCATTGCGCGGTGTATTTTCAAACACAACCACTGCTGATGGGAAGGGGGCGCTATTCTCTCCGTTGCCAAATTTTAGACGCCCTTTCACAAAGTATAAGTCATTAGCTTTCATTACATAATCGTGCCAATACCTGGTATCAGTGCGCGCAGGAATCAACATTACCACAGTTGTGTCTTCTTTGCGCGATTCTTCGTAGGCTTTCTTGATCCACTCTTTAATTCCACGACCATAGGGAGGATTCATAAAAACAACATGTCCTCCCCAATCCTGTTCTAAGCCGTTCTCATCCGCCGTGAAATGTTTCACGACTTTGTAGTTAGAGGAATTAGCGCAAGGGTCTAAAGTAAAGGGCCCGAAACGTTTATTTAGCTTATCGAAAAAATGTTGGGGCGTTCCCCACTCCTTTGATTTCGAGCTAAACATTACTTGTTGTGTGTTTTTATCCATCGGTGCTCCCTAGTGCTCCTGCGCCTCTATCGCTAATTGTAATTGGATCGTCATATAATCGATCATTGGCTGCTTCAGCCGGGCGAAAATGCACTACCGGAATCATTACCAGTTGAGCAATCTTGTCTCCTGGCTGAATCACTTGTAACTGCTTTCCGATATTATGGAGATTAATAAACACCTCCCCATCATAGCCGGAATCCACAACGCATGCCCCCACAATGAGGCTGCGCTTTGCTGCTACACTTGAACGGTTCTTGACTTCTATCATGTAACCGTGTGGAACACCAAAGCGCAGCCCGGTGGGGATTACCTTGCTCTCTCCCGGTTGGATCGGCATCGTTTCTGCCTGCTCCGTGGGGGAATAATATACATCGAGCCCCGCATCTGAAGGGTGTCCTCGCGTGGGACGATGGGCGTCCGGACGCACTGGAACATATTCTACAATCATGATTCGTTCTCGCCTGTCAACATCTTAAAGTTGTCTACCACCTCATCAATATTATACTTCCCCTTGTATAAGCGGTAAGCCTTGACTGCTGCGCGAATCTCATCTGTATTCAACCAGCCGTTCTCACGAAATTCCTTACGTAGATCTCTCTTTTGTTCCTTATAGGGTTCCATGCATTCTTCAATCGCATCCAGTGAGCGGATATATTCCTTCACGTAACGCTTTTTCTCTTCATATGTGTTGGCCATTAAGCCCTCCTTGCATTATTAATATAACAAATTCTTTGTAGTATGTCAACAACTTTTGTGTATTATTTAACCAAAATCAAATTCAACGTTAGCTCTGATCTTTAATTCGGGGACGTGCCCGTGGTTTACTATCTTGTGTTTTTTAGCTTCATCTAATTCAAGGTACCAATCAGCATGTCCTTTATCGTGTACGATATCTAAAAAGTAATCTTCGTGGTGTCCGCAGTTCTTTGCCATCATTTTAAAAACTTTCTGGTTTAACCTCTCAGCTTCCCCGACGTCGGCTTTAAGCTCTTCAATCTTGCCTCCTGTAAAGCTGCTCACGTCGTGAATCATAAACGTGGCATCGGGATCCATGTATCGATGACCTTCCGCGCCAAACGTAAAAAGAATGGCGCCACATGACATTGCCTTTCCTTGAACAATCGTGGCCACGGGTAGCGTGGAGTGTTTAATATCTGAAATCATCGACATCAGACTATACACTTGTCCCCCGTAACTATCAATCACTACTGGAATAATTGGCTGACCGGTGTTCTGTGCTTTGGCCATTTCTTCTGAAAAGGTTTTAGCTGCCGCTTCGTCAAATTTTCGGACCCGTATAATAACAGGCAACCCTTCTACCAACTCCTTCTCTTTAAGGAGTGGGCTAAAATATGTCATTACTTTCATGTTCTATCCTAATATTTTAAACGTCTTACCAATGGCGTAGGTGGAAAAGCCCCACTGTTCATCGTACTTTAGGCGCGCCATGTAAGGTCTGTTTAAGTAAATACGATCCTTCTCGGGTTTTACACCCCAACATCTAATCTTTGTCTGCTGATTGTTGCTGTCGATCACTTCCACAATCCAATACAGCTTGCCATTCTTTGTCTTTCTCTCGATAATCTTTCGAGGTATAAACCAACACACCAAAAGGTCAGGATCAAATTCAGAAATGGGAGGAACTCCTCGCGACTGCAAGTGTTCAATAGTTTCTGTCTTGATAACCAAGTTGATGGGGAACACCCCAGTCAAATCAGTTTTAAATTGAATGATCTCTTCCTCGGAAAAATCCCCTTCAGGTTTAAACGTTTCAATGTTTTCAGCCAGCTTCTTCAAACTCTTCGGCCGATCTACAATACATGCAGACCAAAAATGTTTGCGCCCCGTAAAACGATCATCAACAATGTGGTCAAGAGCGCCACCCCGACACAAAGCATCCAATGATTTCTTGTTCAGCTTGCCGTATACAACTTCTTCGCGAAACAAAAGATCTTCGGCATTGGTGAACGGACGGTTGTTAAGAATCTGCTCAATGGCAGCCATCCCCAATCCTTTAATGGAAGTGAGCGGCTGAATGAGGGTCTTGCCATCCTCGCTAATCTCCCATACCGTACCCGACTTATTAACATCCAACGGAGCAATCTTAAACCCAAACTGCTTGGCGATATTGATAGCCTTTTCCTTGCGGCTCTCAGGCTCCTTATCCAGAAACGCTGCCATCCACTCGGCTGGGTAATAGTTCCACAGCCACGCGCACTGGAACGAAATGATACTATAGCTAACAGCATGTGACTTGTTGAAGCCATAGCCAGAGAAATATTCAAACTTGTCCCACAACTCTTGTGCTGCGTCCTTGGCTATACCGCTGTCAAGACAGCCATTAATGAATTTTCTATGCAACTTTTGTTTGACGCTGCCCTTCCCTGTGCCCTTCTTAGTGAGCACCTTTCGCAGCATGTTCCCCTCATCGAGCGTTAAGCCTCCAAGCTTGTGAGCCAGGAGTGCAATTTGTTCCTGAAAAATAAGGAAGCCGTATGTCTCCTCGGTAATTTCGCGAGCCTCGTCAGAGAGGTATGAAATATATTGAGGGTGACTCTTAGCTTCTACGTAGTCTGCGTCCACCCCTGCGGAAAGAGGACCGGGCCTAAAGATAGACGTGACAGCCGAGACATCAATAATGTTTTCCGGCTTTCCCCTGGTGCAAAAGCTTTGGGCGCCCGTTTCTGTAAATTGAAAGATGCCAGCCCATCGACCTTTGTGAAATACATTTTTGTAAACCTTTTGATTGTTCATGTCCAAGATATCTGGATGAAGGTTTTTGTTATAGTAATCTTTTATCTGCTCAAACGTTGGATTCTCTACGTTATAGTGTCGGCGCAAGATATGCTCAATGCATCCTTCCATCATCTTCAAGGTCGAGAGCCCAAGCAAATCAAACTTAATAAACCCCATTGGCTCAAGGTGCCGAACGTTCTGCCCTTCGGACCATGGCGTTTGCCGCACGCCACCCGAATTAATCAAAGGCATGCTTCTATCTAAGTTCTCGGCAATCACCACTCCACCAGCGTGGCGAGAACACGAGCGCACTTGTCCTACGAGCGCCTTGACGTGTGCCTTAACAGCGGGGTGCTTTGCCAAATAAGTCTGGAGGGAAGGTGAGAATTCCATCACCTCTTCCCACGTAGGCGCATAGACTCCAGCCTTGATCCCATGCTTCTTCTTAGCAATGGGAGTAGCCTCGCGTATCATCACACCGGTGACAGTGTTCGCTTCGATGAAGGGAATATCATACAGTTTTGAAATGTCCTTAATGAGCGACCGAAGCTGCAGCGTGTTCCAGTTAGAAATCGGCGCCACTGTGTCTTCTCCCCACATCTCTACAAGCTTCTCCTTCAAAAGCATACTATCAGAGACATCATAATCGATGTCTGGATAGTCGGTTGCGTCCGAGCGCAAGAAGCGAGAAAAGAGGAGTCCATGTCTGATAGGATCAACCTGGGTGATTCCAAGGGCATATGCTACCAGCGAGCCAGCGGCTGACCCGCGACCAGGACCCGCCAACATCATGCTCGTGGCCACGTCAGCAATCGCCTTCATGGTCAAGAAATACTTAGAGAAGCCTCGGTCATCAATAATATTTAGCTCATGATTCAGGCGATCAATATACGCTCGATTTGTGTGCAAGCTTCGTTCTCTCAGACCCTCTAATGAAAAATTAGTTAAAGCTTGCGTATCTGTGAACCCGGCGGGCACCACAAACCCCGGAAGGCGGACCGTATTGTCGGGGAAGAAGGTATCGATTCGCTCGTGGGCGATTGTGTAGGTTTCCTCGATAGAATTAAGCACAAGATCATCATCGTAATCATAGTCTTTAGTATACTCCTTATAAGATTCCCACATTTGATCGCCATTCTTCGGATACAATTCGTATCCAATCTCCTCGACTCCTGCCGGCAAGTCACTATCTTCTGCCCAGGAAGGCTTTCCTTTGCCAAGCCAACCCAGACGCTTGTAAAGCTCTCTATCCTTCCAGGCGTCTGGGTCGGGGTAATGGCTATCGGCTGTAGAAATCAGTCCAACGCCAAACTGTTTGGCCACTTTAATAATGTATTGGTTTAATTCATGTTGTTCTGGGATGTTGTTCCACTGAAGTTCTGCATACCAGCGATCTCCAAAAATATCAAGCATCCGGCGAGTTGTCTCCTCCATCAAGCTAAGGCATCTTTTGTCATCAAAACCTATACGGTTACCTTCGGTATCCCTTTCAACACATTGCCAATAATCGCCAGCGTACACGCCACCAAGACATGCGCTAGCGGCAATAATTCCTTCGTTATATTTCTTAAGAAGCTCATAATCCATACGTGGATAGCGATAATAATTCTCCGGTTGGTAGGACTCTGAAATAAGCTTGAAAATGTTATTAAGTCCTGTTTGGTTTTGTGCCAAAAGTATAAGATGACTACGACGGCGCAAAATATCTTGAGCCTTTTTACTGTTCCCTTCATCTTCGACTGTGGCGCCTGACTGTTCGTCTTTCTTAATAGAGCGAGCCTTCTTTTTGTCTTCCATAGCCTTGGTATACTCTTCCCTCCACTCTGATAAGGAAGGCAAAAAGTAAGCTTCGCAGCCGAAAATAGGCTTAAAGTCTTTTCCTTCTTCCTGCATCTTCCGGGCATGGAGAACTTGGTATGCCAAGCCATTCATATTGCCATGATCGGTTAGTGCTAATCCATCGCTGCCATTCTCATATGCAAAGTCCATATGCACATTCGGATACCCAATGGCATCAAAAAGAGAGCCGGCTACACTATGCGCGTGCAAGCCAACAAATTTAATTGTAGATTGTTTGTGGTTCATTCTTCATCCTCTGTAAAACATATTTTAGCATGCTGGTGGGGACCTGTCAAGCCTTTATATGGCTTCTTGATAATGTTATCGGATCCTAAAAAAGCTCTGTAATTCTCCCAACTTGAGAGATTGTAGAACCACTCAACTTCCATTTGTGAATGATTTGTCTGGTCTACTTTTTCAAAGACTGTTTGAAACTCAAAATGTTTAGCTGACCATCTTTGCTCGAGTGGCAAACGTTGGGATGGAAACTTTTCTCCTTCGGCAGGTGGTAAATACTCCCGCGTTGTAAGTTTGTTTACGTTTCTTCTGCATTGTATAAAATCTTCTCCTGTCATGGTAAAGGATAAAGGTAAATTGTCCTTTACTGTTTGATTATTGTGAGTAACGAAAAAATTGAAATTTTTACTGGCAATTTTTTTGCGGTGATCGCGTATTGAGTAAATATCATAAGCTGCGAGGGGGAAGGAAATAAAATATTTTTCCGGAACGAGCCATTTAGATATCTTGTTTCCAACCCACCATGCCGAATTCACTCCATGTAAAACGGACCATCCGTAAGAATCGCGGCGGTCCCGGTCGCGCACATCAATTGGTACATAATAAATAGGTATTTCTTTCCTTACTTCTGTATAGAATTTTGTCATTGTGCGATTATAATAAACAGGATCGTGTACCCATTCTCCCACTGTCTTGCGCACGATAGGAGCCAAGTCGGCATTGGCCACGATCCAAATAGTATCACAGCCTGCCATGGCACATTCAAAAACAGACTTTTGAATTGCTGTAAAGCCAGCGTTGAGTGGTAACATGCACACCGGTACCTCCATATCGTAATCTGTTTCCAAATTAGCGAGAGGAATGATGCCGGCGACATGTACAGATCCACTCACAAAGTCCTCAGAAGTCTATAGTTACCCAGATAAAGCGACTGGCAATCTCTGAGTAAATCTTCTTCTTTAGCTTTTGGAATTTCAACCTTGCTCTGGTTCTCATTGGTACTCTCCTGCGTAAACGTTTCTGCCGTTTTTTGTTTTCGGCGGCAGATAGATGTTGTTCTAAATTTATAATGTTTTGGCTTTCCGTTTGGTCCATATCCATTGAACTTCCCTTTCATTCCTCGCTTCTCCATCTCATGAATGAGCTTAAAACGAGCCATAGTTTCCGAATAATCAAACTGTAGTAATTGTTGCTCCGTTAGCTGTGATACCACACAAGCATCCTTAACAGCAGTATTGCCATCAATTCTGTCGGAAGGATAAAACCATATTTGCTTAACGAAAAAATCGTCAGTTTCAATGTAGTCAATGTGGTGCTTGCCTCCCCCATTAAATGCTACCCAATCATAGCATGTGTAGAGGGGGTTGTCAACTCTTTTCTCTTTTAAAAGTTTGTGACAATTATCGTCACCAAAATAATAACAATGATCAAACTCCACTTGAGCTATCTTAGAGTAATCATTAGATAAAATAAGACTTTGTCCATCATATCGCATAGATTTACACAAGTTGGCGGCAGGCACTTGCCCTCCATAAGCTAAAATAAACATTAATCGTTCCCAAAGTAATTCTTTGGGGCCCCCAACTTTTATATCACCGTCGAAACCGTTTAAGGTTTTCTCCACGTTTTCTAATTGTGCCCATGATACATCTACGGTGGACGCAAGATGATCAAACCGAAAGGGTCTCCTCGCTTGCGTAAAAAAGACTGGCAGTTCATTGGTGAAAGCAAACATCAAAGCCTCAAGAGAACTACCAATCACTATCTTATCGTACTTAAGTATTATGACTACTCTCTCTTGAGCTTATTACTTTAATTTTCTCTTTTCTATCATCGGTATAAGAGTCCCACCATATTTGATGCACTCCTCCATCCAAATAATAGAAATAGTAAATCTCGCAGTTGCCGGGAGGCTCAGGAAATTTCTCGCACTGCTCCAAAACAATGGCGTACTTCCCATCGCCCTCATCATATATCAAATCGCCAACTTTCATTATATTTCAACATCGATCATACTTATGCTAGCTACAAAATATAACATGCACACAATACTTCCCACAATGCTAATCATCATTCTCCATTTCTTCTAAAAGGTTTTGAATGTCTAAGCCTGCGCAATCAATCTTTCTTTTGCTGCAATGATAGTGGCTAACGATGCCGGCGAACTTTCCATATACCACCTCTTGGATATAGCGAGTTTCTGTCTTGCCAAACTGATTAAGGGGAGTTTTAAGTTCTACTTTGGTCACAGGTTCAATAGCTCTCCACAAGGCTTGGGCAGCCTCAACCTGGATAGGGTAAAAATCTAGGAAGGGCTCAAGTTTGTTGCCATGAACCCACGCATCTGTCTTCAAGGGTCGCTCCCCGTGGCCATTCCTTTTATACCACTCTTGATATTTGGGGTAATAAGCATTAGTAATCTCCACTCCCACCGAAGCCCGATTTACTCGACTAGTTCCGGCATGCCACGCCGCATGCTGCATGTCCAGAGTCTGATAAATGGTTCCATCGTTGTCGATTAAGAAGTGAACTGAAATCCCCCTCTTGTTGAGGACGTCTTGGCAAGTTTGAGAACTCAAACATACGTCCCAGTGGTTGACGAAAAGTCGAATATTTCTTTGTGGGCGCCCCGAGTAATCATAATAATGTCCCGCTTGGGTGGTCAATCCGTCTTTCTCGGACCACAACACGACCTTTTCCCAATCAATGGGAATAAAGTTGCCATTATATACCAAATGATTCGAATACTGAGGGGTGCAAGACACCTGTTCATCAATATTGGATTGTCTCTCTGTCCAAATACGGCGGAAGGTCATGGGTCCACACAGCCCATCCGCTACCAATTGGCGAACTCTTTGCCACTTCTTAATGGCTCTCACCAATTTTTCATCAAAGTATTTTTCCCCAAACCACGAAGGTTCCCACCCTAGTTGGGTCGCAGATGACTGATTATAAAAGTCTTTGTCCATTCGTATTACAAGATTCCTATAACATAATTATCTAGGACTACAGTAAACTTCTCTTTGTTAATGATAATTTCCTCTATCATACTCTGATTAATGAGAATATCGCCTCCTTCGCAAAGGTGCGCACCAAACCTTACATCGTCAGCCCACGCCTTCACTTTGACGACTGCGTACACTTCTTTGGCGGGAGCATAGTCTTCGGGCAATACAATACCAGAAGAGCGCTCCACGGGTTGAGGAGTGGATGGTTCAATATGAATATAACGGTTAACCGGCTTAAACATCGCCCAACTCGCAAGTAATAAGCTTTTTGTGGGTGTTATATTGATCTTCGCTTAAGAAGATTTCTTCTTGACACCCGCATCTTTTACAATACATAGACACATGAACGTTCTTGCCGGCTGTAGCTCTAATTCTCCCGCTTGGACTCCAATGACATTCATTTAAATTTTCTCTCTTACATAATATCTTTATTTTCTTTTCATTCAACAAATAATTAAAATTCACTTTTACCTCTCATCTTAAAATGTTACTTCGCACGCCTCACCGTCACAAAATTTTGTTCCGGTACCCTCTTCTTCTATATCAAACCGTTGCAACGGACGAATGTTTTTAATTAGTTTTTCATATTTTTCTTTAGTAATTGATTCATAAGGAGCTTGCTTGTAGCCAGTCTCCTCGTGTTTCAAAAACGAAACAGCTTTAAGGCGTGTTTCATACATTTCTAAAGCGTCCTTAATTTGGGTCGCTTCGTCAGGCTTAAAAGTAACGGTCACCGAAACTGAATTGTCTGCCCAGTAATACTGATATTGAGCCGCTATCTCCAGCTGTTCCCACATGCTGACGTTGCGTTTTCCTTTCTTAAAGTAAGGTTCATGAACCGGAAATTCCACTACAGATGTGTTAGGAGAATATTCGTCGTCTTCTATGTGGTAGCCCGACTCGCGCAACGACTCCAGCATTTCTGAATAGTTTGAAAACCGAATGCGACGAATATAATATTCATCCTCTGGAAAATGGATACCTGGAGTGGATCCATTTAACAACGAAACAGTGCCCGAAGGTTTAATAGAGGTGGTGCGCACTGACTTGGGGATACACAACCAATTAGAATATTCTTCGTCAAGTTCTTTGATATATTCATAGGCTTCATTACACCATTTATATATCTCGCGACGACCATGCTTATTAAAAGCTTGAATTACGCCAGATTGAGAGAGTCCAATACGGCGATTCTTAAGCATCTTAGCATTGGTTTCTGGCCAATGAGTGTTGGATAAAGTAATAGTTTTTCCATATAAATATGCAATCTTAAGAGTCCGCAAGTAATCCTCAAAATCGTCGTGTTTTGCAGGAAACGTCTCTACGAGGCAACACAATTCTGCATCTTCAAGTTGTTGTTCTACGCAGGGATTAAATCCCGCCACATTAATATCGTCCAGACGCTCGCCGTCCCTAAATCGTCCACGCTTGCGCGCATTCTCTAACCAAATATATCCTGGCTCGCCATTCTGCTGGCTTTGGTTGGCGTGCCAGGTATAGTCCATTCCCACCACAGCGTTAAAAGAATTGTTAGAACCCCAGCGATGATGATAAAGTTTCTCTTGATCGTTCTTCATCTGGAGATAATACATATCATTGTGCTTCCCCATTGCTAGTGCAGCTGAACGTCTAACGTTGCCAGCTACCACGCAGCGTCCGATAAGATTCTCTGTATCTACAATGTCAACGGACGTAATTGGCTCTCCGATTTTAGGAGTATACAAGTCTGTTAAAGATGCATGTAACTCTTTCAGGGGCTCCGGACCACTCGATGTGCCCCCGAACCCAAGAATAGGGGCGCCCAATGGGCGAATAGCAGAATAATCAAATCTGGGAATTTTTTGGCCGAAAAAAAAGCCGTCCAACAACATATGGACCGAATTTACCCATCCCTCCCTGGAGTCGTCAATCACATGGACGTCGTTGGTATATTGAGGCTCTTCAATGGTAATGGAATTGGCTCCTTCAGTATCAAACCCCACACCGATACCAACCATCAACGCATCCATCATCCATGCAAACAAATAGCCGCCCTTGGTGGGCAGATCTCTAGTGGATCTGAAGGCACAATTAAATAAGCCGGCAGCGGTGCGCTCTTCCACAAATTTGGTGCCCATCATCCACAATCCGCGTCCGGGGGGCGTCCACTTTAAATTAAACAAACGATCATACGCTTCCTTAGCGGTGCTCTGTGCCTTGGCATCATTCCACTCAAGCCCTAGTAGAACTACATGTTCTTTCTGCATATTAAACATGCCTTCGATTACCCGGCGACAGGTTTGCCACCATTCCTCTGTACCCGACGCTCCTGCTTCAAACTCGCTTAAGCGGCGAGCATATGTACGTTTAAAAGTGACATATCCCAGAGGTCCCCACGGTACCTCCGAAATTTTATATGGTTCAATAAATGTGTCCGATAGTCTAAATCTGCGAATGGTGCTTAAAGTTCTCATATGTTTATCTCCCTCTTCTTCTTCCTAAGCTTTTCATATTTCTGTTGCAATAATTCTTTTTGCATTGGAGCATCTAAGGTGACTGGATTAAGTGGCACCTTTCCCCCAGGTAGCTGCGGATTATTCTTAGGCAATATTTTGATTTTCACGCTAGCTGTGTCCATAAATATAGGAAAAACTATTCCATCTGGACCATTACGATTTTTGGCAATAAAAATTTTTCCTAAACTCTTTTGTTTGTCCTCAATTGTTCGAGACACAGAGAAGATAAAATCAGCCACAAAACACTTGTTGAACGCTTCAGAGATCTGTTCCATCGTGATCACTTCAGCATTGAGTCCCGAACGATTCGTTTGAGATGCTGTCCAAATGGGACAGCTAAACTCGGTAGAAAGACATCTGAGTTCCTCATAAATAGATTCTAACTCGGTTCTCTTTTCCTTTCGGACAACAACTGGTCTAAGCAAGTCTCCATAATCAACAATAATCAATCCTGGTTTAATCCCGCGCTTGACAAGCTGTGACAAGTGAGCCCGAATAGTATTAGTCGAAGCAGACTTAGTAGGATACTCCTTAATGATCAGCGAGCCATCTAGATTTTTAACTTCCTCATAAACTTCTTCTTTAAAATTAATAATATCAGACAAAGGATAGCCTGTCAAGCAACTATCATAACGATTTCCAATGACAGTATCTTGAAGCTCCAAAGTATAATGTATAACTGTTTTCCCTTCTTTAAGAGCATTAACCCCTAGGTGCACGAGCACCATAGACTTGCCGGCGCCAGTTGGCGCAATTACTACACCCAACTCGCTCTTGCCCAAACCTCCCCCAAAAATGTTATCCATCTCGCTCCACCCAGTCGTAACGGGGCTGCGATGTTTAGGCACAAACCGCTGTTCAAAGTCGGCCAAGTAATCATAGCCAAAATTGTTTTCCGACCCCAGCTTTAAAGCTTCATTGATGGTCTGTGAAATTTCATCAAACGAACAGTTTTGTAAAAGGTTTACTGATTTAAGCATCGCTTCTTTAAGGTTTTGCTTGCGACAAAAATCAATTGATTGCTCTTTGATATATTCAATGTCGTTAAGTTCGCGCCGATGAATTCTTGTGAAGTATTCTCGCACTTGTTTCTGAATTACTTTGTCTTCATTCTCGAGATCTGTGCGCAGCATTGTCATGACTATCTCCACAGAAGGATGTTTATTATACTTGGCTCGATAAGCTATAATCTTCTGTGCAAACACCCTTAGATACTGCAGTTCTAAAAAATTAATATCTAAAACTTCAGTAATTTGATCTGCAAACGGACGATCCTCAAAAATTAATTGTACTAATCCTTCCTGGAAGGCTTTTCCATATCGTCCAAAATTAATGTTTTCAGCAGTTGCCAACATTGATATCCCTTTTATAATCTATTATATCACTTTTTTCAAAGAGCGTCAAACGTCTTTGGTTTTCTTTTTCATATTGCAATTATAGTTGATTCGATTTAAGCTGGCTCTCAGATCTTCCCAATTCAACTCTCCAAAGCCATCTTCTCTCATCATACGTATAATTTCTGTCTTTCCAAATGTGCATTCAAAGTTTTCAATCGCCTCTTTCACAACCATTTTTGATTGGAAAGACATCTGAGGAACATACAGCTGCATCATCATATAATTATGCTCTACGACGCCCTTTCCCTCTACAATATTAGAAAAGAATTTAAGTTTGCTGTTTGTTTTTTCACAGAAATCTATAACCTCTTGAATTGTATAAGTTTTCTCAGCCGATAAAAAATTAAGTCTTTTTGCCACCGTCGCAAAACCGGCGCCGCGGATGCCAGGTAGATTGTCCGAGGGGTCTCCGATGATGGCGCGCGCAAGGGCCATGTTAGTGGGGTGTACTCCCATTTGTTCAACAATCCGTTGCTTATTTAAAATCTCTTTCTTGGTGGGGCGATAGAGAACAGTCTCCTCGTCACATAACTGCATGAAATCCTTATCATTTGAGACAATGATCTTTTGCCACCCCTTATAATATTCCATCTGTGTCAGATAAGCAATCACATCATCTGCTTCAATCTCTGGGATAATTGTTTGAACGATGGGCATCTCATTGAGATACTCCATCACCCGCACTTGCTGCCACGTTTTGTTTTCTTGCACTTCCATCTCGGACAGGTTATGGAAGGCGCGGTTTAAGCGCAAGGGCTTTCTTCCGTCCTTATAATTTTTGTCCATAATCTTCCGGCGTGCAGACCCATTAGGTCCGTCCCAAATAACAGCTATTTCATCCGGACTGATATCTCGCACAAGCTTTTGTAAAATCTTCATGAAGCCTTTGATGCCGCCAATCGGCTGTCCATTTAAAGACAACGACGGGTCTACAATGTATGCTCTTAGATACGCATTCAGCGCGTCGATAATCAACACTCTTTTCATTCTTCTTCTCCTGTATCGCCACAAATGATGTGACCATTCTCATCAAGTGGGGGCAAAATTTCGTGAGCAGTATCGCCAGGACACCAGCAATCAAAAGCGCCTGGGCACCTGTCGTTTCTTCGTTCTAATCCCGGCGCGCATCCCCACAACCACATTACCAAGACAATCACAGTCTATAGCTCCCGACTTCATCGTCATCAATAGTGTATACCACACGTTTCACACCTACATATTTTAACGCAGCATGACACATGGAACATGGCTTACTCAATCTATATTCTTCATCCAGCTTCCCTATTCGTGCCACGTATACAGTGGCGCCAGACGTAATCGACCTGTCGAGCCCCAGAATTACACCCAGTTCTGCATGAACCGTTGTTCTTCCTGTGTGATTTTTTTGAAAGCGCTTGCCAAAGGCACAAAAGTTATCTTTATTGTATGTGGTGTTTCTCACAGAGTTTCCTTTTACGAGCACTGCGCCGTGGCGATAATCGGGAAACTCAGATTGGAGCGCGACCTTTTTTGCCAACCCCATATAACGTTTTATCTTGCCGGTGTATGCGTGATACTCTTCAGCATCTATAGTATTATATTCTGTGCACGGCACAGTCACAAAAACCTCCCAGTTAGTTATATTATAACCAAGTGAGAGGATTAAGTCAAGCGTTAAGTTTATTTTTTAGAGAGGCACATGGACTTCCCAGTGACCACGCATGTAGAATCCAGCTGTCCAGTGACCCCTTCTCCAAACCCACACAATGCCATCATGATCGTCATAGTATTTATGACCATCATGATGATAGGTCTTATGACTGATGTGGCGCGGTTTGGGGCGCACATGGTGGTGCTTCGCCGGTGGCGCCGGCTTCGCGTTCCGGTGCTTGTGGCGTGCATCTGCAGTTTGCATCCCTGCTAAGAACATTAGCGTAAATAAATGTGTCATTTTAATTTCTCCTATTTTAATCCTTAAGCGGAACTGTTAAATCTTCGGGTTCTGAATAAAAAGCCTGCGCATTTCCTTCGCGGCGATGAAACTTCTGAATAATTTCATCATCCATTAGACGGATGACGTTCTCTTTAAATTCATTATCAGACATAATTAGTTCAGACCACTTTGAAGGTTGAAACTTTTTGGTATAGCCATCGGGCATCGTGAGTGTGTACCAGGCACCAGCACTTGTTAGGCAGTGCGAACTTTTAATTGCATCAAACCAACTTTCTTCATCGCGAATGCCAATCTCTTCAGCGCCCCACAGAATGCGGAAAGCGCATGAGCGCCCTTGAGTTCCAAAAC